AAGCTCGACCGCTGACGGCTCGATGAGTAGCATCGGTATCAGGGTTAGTGATTTGGAGACGATTGCTGCCGCCATCAAAACGCAGATCGACGCCGGGACGATGGAGTCTGTGACCATGCCGGAATTGGTTTGCGGAAACGAGGATTGGGCAGGGTACTGACCCAATAACCACCCAGCCGCCGAATAGGGCGGCTTTTTAACGAATTCCTGACCAGAATCACTAGCTAACCAAACGCCGCGAGGCGCTGGCATGGGGTTGGTCGCCCGTGAAGACTTTAGGAGCATTACCAATGGCTGACGAGCAGATCGTGGATACCCACGACGATGCACCGAGCATGGACGACACCATCCGCGCAACGCTGGCGGAAATCAACGCCCGCGAACCCGAAATCGACGAGCCGGAAGAAACGCCGGAAGAACAGGCCGAACGGCTGCGGGACGAAAAAGGCCGGTTCGCGGCCAAGCAGCAGGAAGAAACACAACAGGCCACCGACCAGCCTATCGAGCCGGTCGAGGAACCCGTCTTATCGCCCGAGGTGCAGCGGTTGGGGCTGCGCAAGGAAGAAGCGGCGGAATGGGCCAAGGCCAGCCCGGTATTGCAGCAGGCTTTGCTGCGCCGCTCCGAGGAAATGCACAAGGGGCTGGAGCAGTACCGTGGGGCTGCGCAGTTCGCGCAGAAGATCGCGCAGGCGTTCCAGCCCTACGAGCACACGCTGCAGCAATTGGGCGTGTCGCACGAAGTCGCGGTCGGCAAGCTGCTTGAGGCGGACAACACCTTGCGCTACGGCTCCCCCGAGCAGAAGGCGCACGCGCTGGCGTCACTGGCGTATCAGTACGGCATCGACATTGGCCAGGTGCAGGCGACCCCCGCACCCGACCCGCAGGTTCACGCCCTTCAGTCCGAGTTGAATCAACTGAGGGGGATCATCAACGATTTTCAACGCACGCAGCAGGAGCGCGAGCAGGGCACGCTTAACAGCGAGATTGCCAAGTTCGCCGAGGGCCGCGAGCACTTCGAGCAAGTCCGTGAGGATATGGCCGCGCTTTTACAGGCTGGTCGTGCCAAAGACCTATCGGACGCCTACGAACAGGCCGTTTGGGCCAATCCGCAAACCCGCGCCGCCATGCTTGCCAAACAGCAAGCCGAGGTCGCCGCCAAGGTTGAAGCGGAACGTAAGGCACAGGAAGCCAAGAAGGCAAACGCCGTCAACGTACCCCGCAGGGGCAGCGTACCGGCAGGCGCACCGACTGGCACGATGGACGACACGATCAGAGCCACGGCCCAAAGGCTGGGGCTTTTCTAACCTTAAAGGAGCACTACTATGGCCTCTCCCGGTCAATCCTCGCTGTTTACCACGTTCACCGAACTGGTGACGACCACCTACCGCAATCACAAGGCCGAAGTGGCCGATGCGGTTTCCAACCACAACGCGATGTTCCGCAAGCTGTCGGCCAAAGGCCGCATCCGCATGGAAGACGGCGGCCTGTCGATTGTCACCCCCATCGACTACGCGGAGAATAGCACCTTGACGTCTGTCACGATTCATTAAACAGACATAGGGCCACTACCAACAGGAGAATACTCACGACGTTTTAGCAAAGCCAGACGGTCGAATATTTCATCGCGCGAAGCGAGAATTTCAACCTTGTTTGGTGGGTTCCCTCGATGTTGACGGAACCAAGTGCGGTTAGAGTCCATTTCATCAAACAATGAAATGGCTAGATCGGCCTCTTCTGCCTTGACAATCAGATGAGGACGAACGGTGACAAGGAAATCGTATGCAAATCGTGACCACGCAACCCACTGGTTGCGGATGCGCGAATTTGTACGAACATTCTTTGCATAACTGTCGCTACACAATGATCCGCCGAATTTTTCCTTAAACAGAAAAAGCGGTGCCGGGTTTGCTTGAGAAAGCGAAACCTTCAATTGATAGCGCATGTAGCCGGATGGACGCTTTTCAGACTTAGGAATGATCAAGCGGTCAATACGGATACACCCTTCACCATCGAAAAATCCAGCCGCATAGCAAATGTCCATTTGTGCCTCCTAGTGGTAGATGGGATGGTGGCGAATTCGGAGAAAGCCCGATGCCCGGTCGAAAGACGCGGAAGGGTAACCCCGAGCCAAGCAAGAGGAAGTCAACCTCTGGGCGTGTGTAACGACTAAGGGCCACCCGCGAAAGCGGAGATATAGTCTGAACTGCATGGGAACATGCAGAGCTAAACAGAAATGATTTAGCCGTCTGATATGCACTAGTACAGCATACCAGAAAGTAACAAATTTGACCAACGCTATTCCGGCTTCGATGTGCTGAACATCCAGGCATCGGACGTGCTGAGTGCGGCCGAATACCCGTGGCGTCAGGTCGCGGTCAACGTCGCCGCATCCGGCCTCGAAATCCGAACCAACTCGGGCGAAAACCGCATCATCAACTTCGTCAAGGCGAAGATCAAGAACGCCCAGCGCACGATGGCGAACGGCCTGTCGGAAGACCTTTATTCCGCCGGCACCGCCACCAACCAGATGGGCGGCCTGCAACACATCATCGCTGACGGCTCCGGTTCGGTGCAGTACGGCGTGGGCACGGTCGGCGGCATTAACGCCTCGACCTTCGCTTTCTGGCGCAACCAGGTGTTTGATGCGTCGGTTGGCAGCGTCACCCCTTCGGCCACCACTATCGAAAACTCGATGATGCTGCCGCTGTGGCTGGCCTGTACCCGAGGCATGGACACGCCCGACCTGATCGTTATGGATTCGGTGTACTTCTCGTACTTCGAAAACTCGCAGACCAGCATCAAGCGTTACGCCTCGGCGGATTCGGCGCAGGCCGGTATCGTCTCGCTGAAGTACAAGACCGCCGATGTGGTCTATGACTCCAGCGATTCGGGTATGCCCGCATCGCACGCCTACTTCATCAACACCGACTTCCTTGAACTGGTCGCCCACAAGGATGCGTGGATGGAAATCATGCCGGAGTTGAAGTCGGTCAACCAAGACGGCATCGTAGTCCCCATCTTAACGCAAGCGAACCTGACTTGTAGTAATAGAGCGCGTTTGGGCGTAATGCACTCGTAAGTAAATTAACAAGGATTCTGTTGTATCATATGGCCTCCATTCAAGGAGGGCCATATGCGTATCATCGACTTAGTTGGGCAACGATTCACAAGGCTGTTAGTAGTAGGTAGGGCACCAAACAAAAGCGCCAAGGACACGAACGCACGTTGGCATTGCCGGTGTGATTGCGGTCGGATGTGTATTGCTTACGGGCAAGACCTCAGACGCGAGAAGTTCAAATCCTGTGGGTGCTTCATCGCAGAGAAGATGTACAAGCACGGCCAATCACGGACAAAGGAATATCGGACGTGGCAGACCATGCGGCAGCGCTGCGAGAATCCCAAAAATTCAGCGTATGAAGAATATGGCGCGGCAGGCGTAACAGTCTGCGAACGCTGGAAGTCATACGAGGCATTCAGGGAGGATATGGGGCCTGCGCCAACACCGAGGCACACGATAGACCGGATTGACGGCACCAGGGGTTATGAACCCGGAAACTGCCGATGGGCTACGTATGCCGAGCAGAATCGAAACCTAAAGAGCAACATGTTTGTTGAAATTGATGGTGTTCGCATGGTGTTGCAGGATTGGTGCAGGACGTTTGGCATCAATGACAAAACCGCATATTCGCGCATTCGCAAAGGCTGGGATGCAGAGAGGGCGCTAAAGACACCTGTGAAGCAAATGAAGCGACGGAATCCTTAACCAAACTTCCCTTTTGAAAGGACACAAAATGTATATTTCTGGCATCGACCCCACCAACGTCCGCACCAGCGGCCAAGGCCCGGAGTTCACCCCCGGCACTATCGGCTGGAACATGACGAGCGCAGGCCCAAAGGGCTATATCTACGTTCAGGATTCCGGTGCAGCGATTACGGGCGATGGTTATATCGCCCTTGTTGACGGCTCGGCGTTTACCGCAATCATGGCTTCGATTACCACTTCCGCGCCTGGTACGGGCGCTGGCAAGCTGGCGGGTGTTGCGCGTGCTGCGATTGCTGCATCCGGCTATGGCTGGCTGCAAATCTTCGGCGCGGGCAACATCGAAACCGCTGGCGCGGCTGCGGTGTACACCATCCTCAACACCACCGCCACCGCTGGCAAGCTGGACGACGACGCCACCGTAGGCGCGGAAGTCATCGACGGCATCGTGCTGGACGCCGCTGCGGGCAGTGCCACCACGGCTGCCGCCTTCATCAACTGGCCGAAGGTTGGCCGCACCCTCTAAACATCCTGCCTGTAGGACTGTTCCCCGCTTCGGCGGGGTTTTTTTTGGCCGCTCCAAACAGAGCCGCCAACAAAGACCCCAATCCCTTTACAGGAGCAAGCAAAAATGATCGGCATTCAGGAAGCACGCCCCCCCATCGTTCGATTCGAGCGCCAGTCGATTCAGGATCAGGCCGCCAGCCTTGAGGCAGGCCGCGCCATCTTCCGCGACGTGAACATCGTCAACATCGCACAGCCGCCCGGTAAGGATTGGACGGTGAAGAACGCCGAAAAGTGGCTGGCGCAGATCAAGGAAGATTTGTACCAGGGGCGTCGGACGGCCTATCCGCCTGAGTGGGTGGACGGCTTCTACCGCGCTTACGAGAACTGGAAGAACGGCATCGACGGCAACGTGCCGGAAGGGGAAACCGCGCTGCGCAACGTGCCGTTTGTGACCCCTGCCGAGGCCGAGAACTACGCCCAGCTTCACATCTACAGCGTGGAAGCTGCCGCCTCGATGACCGAGGACACGCTGAAAGCTGCCGGCATGGGTGCGCGCATGTTCCGCGACAAGTGCCGCGCCTATCTGGAAGCCGCACAGGATGGCGGCAAGGTGGCCGAGGAAGTGGCCCACCTGAAGCGCGAACTGCAAAAGCGTGACGACGTGATCGCCGCGCTGGAAAAGCGCATGAACGCCTTTGAAGCGGGCGAGGACGCCCCGCGCCGTGGCCGCAAGCCGAAACTTCAGGAAGCCGCCAAATGACCTGCCTGACCATCGTTCAAACCGCCTGCCAACGGGTCGGCCTGACCTCGCCTAACGCGGCCATCGGCAATACGGATGCGCAAATCATCCAAATGGTCGCGCTGCTGAACGAGGAAGGCGAGGCGCTGGCAACGCGGCACGTATGGCAGGCGATCACCAAGGAAACGAGCTTCACCACGGTTGCAGCGGAGGTGCAGGGGGCTATTACGACCATTGCGCCCGGCCTCGATTACATCATCAACGATACCATCTGGAACCGGGATTTGCGCCGGCCCGTGTATGGCCCGCTGACCCGCCAACGCTGGCAGCAGCGCAAGGCGATGGCGTTTCAAGGCCCGTTCAATCAGTTCCGCATCCGTGGCGATGACCTCCTGTTCATTCCCGAGCCTGCGGCGGGGCAATCGTGTTATTTCGAGTACATCAGCCGCTATTGGTGCGTGGACTCGACCGGGGCGACCGAGCGCGCAGCCTTTGCCAATGATGCCGATGTGGGCCTGCTCGACGAGCGTTTGCTGACGCTTGGCCTGATCTGGCGCTGGAAAGCGGCCAAGGGCTTCGACTACACCGCCGATCTGGAAAAGTACGAACGCCGGGTGCTCGACGCCATTGCCCGCGACGGGTCGAAGGACTGGATCAATCTCGCCGACAACCGCTATGACATTCTCCCGGCTGTGGCTGTGCCGTCCGGTAGCTGGAACGTCTGATGCTGGTCAAGCAACGCCGCCCCGTCGCCAAAACCGCGAGCATTCCCGCGCCTACGGGCGGCTGGAACAAGCGCGACAACATCGCCGACATGGCCGAAACGGATGCGGTCATCTGCAAAAACTACTTCCCGACCGCATCGGACGTGATGCTCCGTCAGGGCGTGATCGATTGGGTGACGGGCTTCACGGGCGACACGGTTGAAACCCTGATGGGCTATCAGTCGGCTACAGCGTCCAAGCTGTTCGCCGTGGTGGACGTGGGCGCGACTGCCGAAATCGTGGACGTGACAAACAGCGACACCGACGGCACGCCCCCGGCTTCTGCTGTAACGGCGCTGACCAATGCCCGCTTCCAGCATGTGAACTTCTCGACCACAGGCGGGGCGTTCCTGCTGGCGGTGAACGGCGCTGACAAGATGCGCTACTACACCGGCTCGGCGTGGGACGTGGACGGCGGCGGCACCTACACGGTGACGGGGGTTGATACCGCGACCTGGATTCACCTCAACATCCACAAGCGCCGGGTGTGGGGGGTGCAGAAAGACTCCCTGCTCGCGTGGTATCTGCCGACTGACTCCATCGCCGGGGCAGCGGCCTCGTTCGACTTCCGCCCAATCTTCAAGCGCGGCGGCTACCTGATGGCGATGGGTACGTGGTCGCTGGATGCTGGCGAGGGCTTGGACGATCACGCCGTTTTCGTGACCTCGGAAGGCGAGGTGGCAGTCTACAAAGGCACCGACCCCAGCAGCGCGAATACCTGGGCGCTTGTGGGCGTGTGGCACATCGGCAACCCCATCGGGCGGCGCTGTCTGGTGAAGTTCGGCGGGGATTTGCTGATTGTGTCGCAGGATGGATTACTGCCGTTTTCCAGTGCCTTGATGAGCAGCCGCGTCAACACCAAGTCTGCCCTGACTGACAAGATTCAGCAGGCCGTGAGCGAGGCGACCAGCCTTTACAGCAGCAATTTCGGCTGGCAAATCCTGCCGTATCCGGTCGAAAACATGCTGATCCTCAACGTGCCGACCAGCGCGACGGAAAGCCAGCAGTACGTGATGAACACCATCACCGGCTCATGGTGCTGGTTCGAGGGCTGGGATGCGACGTGCTGGGAACTGTTCGACGACGAAATCTATTACGGCACGGCCGGCAAGGTGTGCAAGGCGTGGAACGGCAACAGCGACTTCAATGCCAACATCGACGGCGAAGTCCTGCCGGCGTTCTCTGCGTTTGGCAATCGCGGCAACATCAAGCACTTCAAGATGGCGAAGCCGATCATTTCCACCGATGGAAATCCCGGCGTATTGCTCGGCATCAATACGGATTACGACACCAGTGCTCCAGTTGGAGCGCCGACGTTCACGGCAACCGTTGCGGCGACCTGGGATTCCGCGACATGGGATGCGTCGGTATGGGGCGGATCGTACTCGATCAAGAAGGACTGGCAGACCATCGGCGGCATCGGCAACGTGGCGTCATTGCACCTTGTCACGTCGTCCCGTGGCGTCAACATCCGATGGGCCTCGACCGTGTACGTGTATGAGGTCGGCGGGGTGATTGGTTGAAGCGGATCATCACCGACCAGCCGGAGCGGATCGCGGCGTTTGTGGGTGATGCGCTGGATGTGAGTGGGTTTGCGAATTACACCGCCATCGGGCTTGAGGATGAAGGCGAACTGATCGCCGGGGTGCTGTTTGATTACTACAACGGGGCATCAATCAACATGCACGTTGCGGCCAAGCCCGGCAGGCGATGGCTGACACGCGAATTCCTGCATTTCTGTTTTTGGTATCCGTTCGAGCAATTGAAGGTCAGGCGCATTACCGGCCTTGTACCGGCGTCCAATCGTGACGCGAGAAAGTTTGATGAACACTTGGGCTTTGAGCTGGAGGCGACCCTCAAAGACGCGGCCCCTGATGGCGACGTGCTGGTGTACCGCATGTTCCGCGATCAATGTAGATGGCTAAATTTAAAGGTGAAGTATGAGCAGCCTAGCGCTTTTTAGAAGCGCGTTTTATGGCTTTTCTGTCAACGTTGAATTCTCTAGCCAAAGAGCGTAACGAACACCCAGATTCGCGCAACTGTTTTACCGCTATTTTTTGCTCTTTCGTTAGTGGGGAATAACTTCTGTCCTTTGATACTCGGTCTAGGATGTTTTCTAAATTAGTTCCCAAAAAAAGATGTTCTGGGTTTGTGCATTCAGCGTTGTCGCACTTGTGAAGTACGTGCAATCCGTCTGGTATCTCTCCGTAATGGATTATCCAAGAGGCTCGGTGTGCAGTGGTTTTTGGCATATTGATGTTCCCTAGTCGGATCATTCCGTAACCAAAGCGATGCTTGTGTGCCGTCCATTCCCAGCATCCATCGCGCTTAATGACTTTTGTGAAGAACCTCTTAGTTAGGCTCTTTATTTCCTTTTCATTCATATCGTATTCTATGGGTAAAACCATTTACCCATAGTGCAGGAGGATTAGAAAATTTCCAAACCCAAAGCGCCCCCGCCGCCTGATTACGCCGCCGCTGCCCAGCAGACCGCAGCGGGCAACAAAGAAGCGATTCTCACGCAAACCGCCGCCAACCGGGTAAACCAAGTCACGCCGGAAGGATCGCTGACCTACGCCATTACCGGGCAAGACCCATCCGGTAATCCGACATGGACTGCGACCCAGCAATATAGCCCCGACCAGCAGCAGATTTATCAGGGCAACGTCGATCTGTCCAAGGGCTTGCTGAATACCGCACAGCAGGGGCTTGGCAAGGTGGACGACCTGCTCGCCAATCCCACCATCGATGAATCCAAACTTGCGCAAATGCCCATTCAGGGGCAGAGCGTGCAGGATGCGATTTTCTCCCGCCTGACGCCGCAGCTTGAACGCCGTCGCGGCCAACTGGAAAACCAACTCGCCAATCAGGGCATTACCCGCGGCTCGGAAGCGTGGAATAACGCCATGACCGACCAGGGCCAGCAGGAAAACGACCTGATGACGCAGGCCGCCTTGCAGGGCATCAATACCGGCCTGACCGCGCGTCAGCAGGGGATGCAGGAGCAGGCGTACATGCAGGATCGCCCGCTGAACGTGGTCAATGCCTTGCGGACTGGCAATCAGGTGCAAGGCCCGCAGTTCGTCAATGCGCCGCAGCAGGGCTTCGCTCCCGGCCCGGACTTGCTGGGCGCTGCCAACAGCCAGTATCAGGCGGATTTGGGCGCTTATAACGCCAAAGCGGCACAACAGGGCGGGCTGATGGGCGGACTGTTTTCGCTTGGTGGGGCGGCGCTCGGTTCGCCGTGGCTGTTCAGGTAAGGAATCGTCATGTCGCAAATGAACATGCAGAACATGCTCGGCATGACGCCCGAGCAGATGGAGATTGCGCGCAAAACCCGCTACGCCGAAGCCCTGCGCCGCCAGTCAGAAGAACCGATGCAGGGGCAGATGGTCAGCGGCCATTATGTCGCCCCGAGCTGGACGCAGGGGCTTGCCAAGATGCTGTCGGCCTATGGTTCCGGCAAGATGGAGCGGGACGCGGCAGAAGCGGCCAAAGCCTACGGCGAGCAGCAGCGTACCGACTTCACCGACACCGCCGCCAAGTATGCGCAGGCATTGCGCGGTACGCCTGAGCAACAGACCGCGTATGAGGCCGACAACCCGTTCGGCGAGGACTTGGGCAACCTGCAAACCGTGACGCCGGGGCAGGCAGGCGACCCGAACAAGGCGCTGGAAATCGCTTTGCAGTCGCGCAGCCCCATGTGGCAGCAGTTTGCGATGCAAGCGCAGTTGAAACGAGCATCGCAAACTCCGCGCGATCAATTCGGCGCGGTTATGCCTCATTACTACACGCCGGAAAGCCTCGCTGAGTTCCAGAAAAGCGGTAATTACGGCAATCTAAAGCCGGCGACAGGTGCTAACTTCGGCAAATACAACCCCGGCCAGTACACGCCAGAAAGTTGGGCGTCTTTTGTTCAGACGGGGAACCCTGCCGACCTGCAAGCCCGCTTCGCGCCTGTTCAGATCGACCAAGGCGATGTTAAGACTATTTTGGAACCAGGAAGCGGTAAGACAAGGGAGTTCGATGTTCGCTTGTCTCCTGACCAAAAGCCGGAAACCAAAGCCGCACAAACCACCGCCGTTAAAGGTGCAGAGCGTGCTGTCGAGAAGAAGTCAGAGGCACCGAAGGCGCGCATGGCGCTTAATGCTTTCGAGTCCAAGGCTAAAAACCTCGAATCCAATGTTGATGACGCGATCAATCAGGCTGGATTCTGGACGACCGGGTTTATCGGCAGTCTGGCGCAGAAAGTGCCCGGAACGCCCGCATTCGACTTGTCCAAAAAACTTGAGTCGATCAAGGCCAATCTGGGCTTTGCTGAACTGCAGGCCATGCGTGACGCATCACCTACTGGCGGCGCGTTGGGCAGCATCACCGAGCGCGAATTGAGCCTGCTGCAATCGGCATGGGCTAATGTCGAGCAGGCACAGTCCAAGGAATCGTTCGTTAAGGCGCTCAACGATGTCAAAGCCATCAATAAAGCTGCGTTGGAGCGTGCTCGCGCTGCGTATAACCAAACGTATAAAGAAACGCCTGCTGGCAATCGCCCTCCCCTTGATAGCCTTTGGGATTGATTATGAACGTTACAGTTAATCAAGACGAAGCAAAGAAGATCGAGGCGTTCATGCGCCGCGCTTCAGAAGCGGGCTATACCGAGGACGAAATCAAGTCAGCGATCCAGCAGAAATATGGACGCAAACCCGCCCCGGTTGACCCCAAACAGTTCGATCCGACCGAAGGCATGACCACTTCCGAAAAGCTGCTTGCCGGTATTGGCAAGGCTTTTGTCGACACCGGGCGCGGCGTGGGCCAGTTGGCCGGCGACGTTGCGGAAGGCGTGGGGATGGATCGCCCATCATGGGCACCCACAAAAGCCGATATTGAGGAAGTGCGCAGACTCGATGCGCCGCTCATGAAAACCGGAGCAGGCGTGACGGGTAACGTGCTGGGCAACATTGCCTCATTTGCGCCTTTGGCCTTGATTCCCGGCGCAAACACGATTGCTGGCGGTGCAACGATTGGCGCACTGACGGGGGCGGCCATGCCTGTTGCCGAGGGTGATAGCCGTGGCGGCAATGCGGCCATTGGCGGGGTAGCAGGGGGTGCGCTGCCCGCAGCGGCCCGCGCATATCGCGTCGGCAAAGCGGCTTTGGTCGATCCATTCACCGAAGCGGGAAAACAGCGCATCGTAGGCGGCACCCTGAACCGCGCCGCAGGCGACAGAGAGCGGGCGCTCGCTAACCTTTTGCAGCGCAAAGCGGCAACGCCTGGCGTCAATCTTACGACCGGACAGGCATCGGGAGACGCGGGGATTGCTTCGCTCGAACGTGCCGCCTCGGCAGTCGATCCGGGCGGCTTCCAGTCGATCAAGGATGACCAGACCGCCGCACTTGTTCGCGCATTGCGTGGCGTGGCCGGAAGCCCGGAAGCCCGTCAGGCTGCCATTGACGCCCGCGAGCAGGCTACGGAGGCGCTCTACGCACAGGCCAAGAAAGCCGCCGTGCCGGGCGATGCGGAACTCGCCGCCTTGCTCCAGCGCCCGACCGTCGCCGCAGGTTTGAAGCAGGCGCAAGGCATCGCCGCAGATGAAGGGCGGGCGTTCCAGTTGATGAAGGGTAAACCCGCGTCACCCGTTGGGGTGCTCGACGCCCAGGGCAATCCAATTATGGGCGCGGCTACGCCTGACGTTTACTCCGGTCAAGGTCTGCACGATCTCAAGATGGGGATTGACAAGGCGCTGACCGAAGGCAGCCAGGGCATCGGCAATCGCATCGCCGGTTCACAACTGACCGCTAAGTCCGACTTCCTGAACTGGCTTGAAAGCCGTATCCCCGAGTATGGTCAGGCGCGCACCACGTTTGCCGATCTGTCGCGGCCCATCAACCAGATGGACGTAGGCGAGGAACTTTACAAGCGTTTCGTCCCCGCCTTGGCGGATAACGGTGCGGTGCCGTTCAAGTCGCGTGCAGACGCCTACGCCAACGCGCTGCGGAACGGCGATCAGTTGGCCCGCTCAGTGACCGGGATGAAAGGCGCAAAGCTGGAAAACATCATGACCCCGGAACAGATGGCCGCCCTGCAAGGCGTGGCGTCCGACCTGCGCGTGCTGAAAGGCGCTGAATCGGCAGGGCGTGGCGTGGGGTCTGACACGGTGCAGAAGATGGCCATGTCCCACTTGATGAATCAGGCGGGCGTGCCGAACTGGATGCAGAGCATCGGGCGCGTCCCCGGAGGCTGGCTGCGCACCTTGGGTGATGTGCTTTACACCAAGAACGACGATGCGTTGCGCGATACGCTGGCGGAAGTCTTCAAAGACCCGCAGGCGGCAGCACAGGCAATGCAGATGGCGAAAACCGATCCAACGCGCTTTATGCAGGCCATGCAGACTTTGGGGCAGGGGACGGCACTATCGCTGCCCGCTTCAGTTAATGCGACGGAGTAATAGTCGCTTGAGCTTGCCGTCCTTCATTTTGCGCTGAACCAAGACCTTTACAGGCCATGCCATCAGTAAAAGCACGAAAGCCCCGAAGGGCTTGAGCGCAAGACCTAGCCACCAGTAGGACATATCACTCCCTAAGCCCGCCTTGTGCGGGTTTTTTTTTGTCAAAAGGATAGCACGCTATGCCACCGTTTAATGGATCAGGAACATTTGCCCTGCCTTCAGGCAACCCGGTAACTACAGGCACGACCATCAGCAGCACGGTTCACAACAACACCAATTCAGACTTGGCAAGCGGCCTGACAAACTGCCTCACGAAGGACGGGCAAACCACGCCGACCGCTAATTTACCAATGGGCGGATACGCGCATACCGGCGTGGCTGATGCCACCGCACGCACCCAATACGCCAAGGTCAGCCAGATTCAGGACGGCGGCTATGTTACCCTGGCCTCTGTCTCGGGTGCGGACACAATCACCGCGACGTGTGCTCCGGCGATTACTGCATACGCTGCCGGGCAGTTTTTCACCTTCGTCTCTGCTGGTGCGAATACCGGCGCTGTCACGCTGAATATCAACAGCCTTGGCGCTAAGGCTGTTACCAAGGAAGGCACAACCGCACTGGCTGCGGGTGAAATCGCATCCGGCGCTGTGGTGTGCGTTGAATACGATGGAACGCGGTTTCAGATCGTCGGCGGTCGGAGTGTTCAGCCGCTTGATGCCACTCTGACCGCGCTTGCATCGGCCCTGACCGCCGCCAACAAAATTCCATACGCAACCGCGCTCAACACCCTTGGAGAACTGGACTTCAAGGACGAAGACAACATGGCGTCCAACTCCGCCACTGCATTGCCCAGCCAGCAGTCGGTTGTGGCTTATATCGCTACTGAAATCGCGGCAATCCAATTACTGAAGGCGGGAACTGCGGTCGCATCAACCTCCGGTACGTCGATTGATTTCACCGGGATTCCGGCAGGGACTAAGCGCATAACCCTTATGTTCAGCGGTTTAAGCACAAATGGCACATCAAACTACATCGTTCAGCTAGGCGACTCTGGCGGGATAGAAACCACCGGATACCTTGGCGCTTTTGGCCTAACGCAGAACGCCGCAACTGGAGTGGTGGCTAATTTCACAACTGGCTTTGGTCTCCTAAGTGGTGCGGCTGCAAACGTGCAGCATGGTTGCATAGTTCTAAGCCTTCTGGACGCCGCATCAAATCTATGGGCGTCTGCTCAAAGCAGCGGATGGTCTAGCAGCGCAATTTCGGGTTGCGGCGGTGGATCAAAAGCGCTGTCTGGTGTGTTGACGCAAATCAGGCTCACAACGATAAACGGCACAGATACATTCGACGCCGGGACTATCAACATCCTTTACGAGTAAGGAAATCCAAATGTCAAAGATAGTAGTTGACCTAGCGACCGGTCAAACGTCCGTTGTGGCATACACAGCGAAAGAGTTGGCCGACATTGCCGCAGCGCAGCCCGGACTTCCTGAAATCAAAGCCACAAAGATCGCCGAACTCGACGCAGACCGCAAGCGCCTCGAAACCCTGCCGATCCGGGGCAACAACGGCGGCAACCTGTTCAAGATTTCGCGCCCTGAGAAGATAAACGAATTCCTGATGGGCGGGCTTCAGATCGCGCTCGATCCTTCCCCTGCTGCCAGTTTCACGATGTTGGACGACAACGGCGTGGAGGTTACGTACAGCAAGGCGCTGATGGGCCAGATCATCGCCTCCATCAACAGCAGCAAACAACCCGCGCTGAAGCGGTACGACGCCCGCAAGGCAGCGATTGAGGCCGCGAAGGATGCCGCTGA